TAGAAAGAAATCACCAAGAAGAGTAAGGAGATCTAGAAAGAAATCACCAAGAAGATCTCGTAGAAGATATAGAAAGAGATATAATTATAATATGGAAAGTCAAGATGGATTTTTACGCACACAAGAAGAAGAATATAAAATAGTAGGAACACAATATAATTATGATATGGAAGGATACGGTGAAACTACACTTCCACGACCCCCATCAGACCATGATCGGCTGGGCAGGGTACAAGATTATGAAGAGTATGCAATATATGGTAATAAGAGAAAAGCACATTTTGAAGATGCGAGATTACGACCAACAATTCATAAAGATTTTCTTAAAGCTATTAGAGAGAAAAATCTAACAGACGCTAATAATATTATGCAAGAGGGACTTAATCCGGATAAAGTAAGTTCAGATGGTAAAACAGCCCTATGGATTGCTGTAGAAGCAGCATCATTATTAACAGGTGATGAAACCGCTGATACAAATAGTATAAATATTGTCAAAAGTATACTTGAATATTCAGCTGGAACTATTGATGAACCTGCATTTAGACAAAGATATTCATTAGATAATCACAAAACTCCTCTAGGCTTAGCGCTTGAATATGATATTCCAGAATTAGTAGAATTACTTATTGAAAAAGGAGCTGATCTTGATAAAGAAAGTAACGGTCAAAAACCAATAGATATTGCGAGAAGTAAAGAAGTCAGAGATTTGTTAACACCTAAAACTTTTATTAAAGCTGCTGTAGGTGGAGGCGGTGGAGGCGGTGGAGGCGGTGGAGGCGGCGGTGGTGGTGGGTCATCATTTAATTATAATATGGACAGTGTGAGAAAACAATATTCACAATTAACATATTTTGATGTTCCTATAATTGAATTTTATCCTGATGGAAATATAGAGCAACATGATGGGAAAAGATTACCTTTTTCAAATTATCAGTTGAATCATATGAAAGATTTATACGGTAAAATCTATAACAAATTAGGAGAATTAGGAATTAATAAAAATAAAATAGATAATTTACGTGTTGTATGTCCAAGATATAAGACGGGAAAACATGATATACAATTTTGTGTAACAGGAACATCAAAACATGGAGAAAATAAAATTGATACAATGAAATTTGAAGTTTTTGAAGAAACTGGATTAAATGTTCAGAGACCATTTTATCATGATCAAATGGTTGATAGTAAAAAATCACAAGTATGGGATAGATTCATAATAAGTAATTTTGATACGAATAATATAAATATTCAGAGACAATCTCAACCAGATGATAAAACACAGAAAATTATTGCAATTGTAGTTGGACATTATAATGATATTATTAATAAATTAATAAATATACAACAAGGGGGTGCACGTGGTCATGAAAATGATAATTGGAGATTTTTAGAAGGTGACGATATTGGTAGTGTATGTGTAGTTAAATTAGGATATATTGCTAAAAAACTACGTATATTTTAATTTAATTCTTATAATAAGAATTAAATTGAAAAAACGCTCCGTATAGGGTTCGAACCTATGACCTCACGATTAACAGTCGTGCGCTCTAACCAACTGAGCTAACAGAGCAGCGACACCGACGAGATTTGAACTCGCGCGGGTTACCCCAATCGATTTCTAGTCGATCCCCTTAACCACTCGGGCACGGTGTCTGACGACAGTAGCAGGATTTGAACCTGCGCGCACAGTGTGCAATTGATTTCAAGTCAATCCCCTTAACCACTCGGGCATACTGTCAGCTAGATTTTAAAACAGATAGATATAGAAATACCTTCAACCCAAGCAGGAATATTATTGCTAATAATCCTCCGTAATGCATCTGTCTTACATTACTTAAGGTTCTGTCGGGATTCGAACCCGAGGCCTTCACATTACAAGTGTGATGCTCTGCCAACTGAGCTACAAAACCAAATAATTTAATAATTTTCTTTTAATAATAAAATGAATCATTTAATAACAAGTATCCCACGCATCATAATCAGAAATAGTCGCAATCTATCAATTATAGATATACAAGAAAAATATACCGAAAAAAATCCTTATCCAGAAAATACAAATAATAATTATAATCAATATTATAATTCAAAACAATTTACTGAACAAATTAAAACAGTAATTTTACCTGATATCATCAAACCATGTGATCATTGTACATGTGAAACTCGTGAAGATTGTTATCAATTGAATATACCATTATTATAAATCACCCCAAGAGGGACTCGAACCCTCAACCTCCTGATTAGAAGTCAGATGCGCTATCCAATTGCGCCATTGGGGCTTGTTATATATAAAATTTATATATTTAAATAGTTTTATTTTTGATTAAATTTTAAAAATACAATGAAAATCATTAAACGTTATTTAAAAAAATGGTATTTAATGATAAAATAAATATGACAGACATCCAAGACCCTGAGATTAAAACACAGTCTAAAAAGAAAAAATTTAGATATTACGATAGTTATATTTCAAAAGTATTGAAAGAGATTTCCAGTGAAAGTGGTATAACTAACAATGCAAAACAACAACTAAATAGTATATTAATTTGTTTTTCAAAAATTATTGCGAATAATGCAATTGAATTGACTGAGTTAGCCGGAAAAAGAACATTGTCTGAAAAGGAAGTATCAAGTGCTGTACAAATCCTTCTTAGTGGTGAATTAAAAGACCATGCAATTAGCGAGGGTAATTCTTCTATTGAAAAATTTACAAATAATACCAAAGACAAAGGTTCTAGCCGACAATCACGTGCTGGTATTCATTTCCCTCCTTCTGTAACAGAGAAATTCTTACGTAAATTTGACACATCTAATATGATGGTTACAAATAAATCACCTATTTTTATGGCAGCAGTTGTTGAATACTTATGCATGGAAATTCTCGATCAATCAGTTAATCAATCTAAAACTAATAACAGAGTACGTTTAACTGTTAAAGATGTAGAACTTGCAGTACGTAATGATCGTGAATTGAATATGTTGTTTAATAGACACAACATTCATTTCCTTGGTGGATCTAATGTACCATACATCCATCCTGTTTTATTAACAAGAAAAACAACTGGAAAACGTAAAAAGAAGGACAAAGAAACTGGAAACAACACGAAGAAGATGCATCGTTTCAAACCCGGAACAGTATCTTTACGTGAGATTAAACGATTCCAGAAAATGGGTAATAAACTCGTATTTGCAAAAAATCCTTTTGAAAAATTTGTTAGAAGTATTTTAAGTGAACATAAAAGCAATATCAAAATCTCTAAACACGTATTTACAATTCTTCAATATGTAATTGAAGAATATCTTGTAAATCTTCTCAAACAATCAAATATGGCAGCCATTCATACTGGTCGTGTTAAATTAATGCCAATGGACATTGATTTTATTCGTTCTATTACTGATATTACGTATGATCAATCATCATCTAATTTTGTAGAGAATTATAAAAATTCTATGAAAGATGATGATGAAGAAGGCGAAGAAGTTGAAGAAGGCGAAGAAGAAGAACTTGAAGAAGAAGATTAAAAAAATATATAATTTAGATTAAAAAAATTATATATTTTAAGCACTGTAATTTTTAACGAAATCGTTTAATTGTTTTTGCATAGGAGAATCATCTAATGAATAGGGCGAAGTTCCTCCATATTCTTCAGGTAATTGATCTTCATCAATTTCTTTTAGTAAATCATCTTGTGCATCATCTTTATTCAAATATACTTTTATCTTACCTCTATTTTCTTTTGGAATTAATTGAGATGCAGCGTTCCAAACACTCATAAAAAATGGAGAACAATTAATAAGAAATGTCTTATGATTTCTTTCAACATAATATTTAGAAAGAATTTTTGTAAGTTTACCGAATAAAGGTAAACCCCTAGTCAATACTACTGGTTGGATTTTAAAACCTTCAAAATCATAAATAGAAATACTCTTAGATTTCTCATCATTTTTAAAATGAGTCCATAACCATTCCTGATTATATACATAATGCCATATAATCATATTTTCTGAAAATTTAGCATTGTTACCCTGGGAATTATTAAATATTTCTTGAAATTTGTACTGTCCAAATTTCTCAATTAACACAGGATAACCACATTTTGATATACTATAATAATGTTGCGGCATAAATTGCTGTATTCTATTGAAATTAACATTAGGTAAATTTAATATATTTGATTGTGTAACTGTTTTACCATCAATCTCTTTTATTTCATCGACCTTAAATTTTTTTCGCCACTTAACCGTTTTTTCCCAACGTTTTTTAGCCTTTTTTTCATTCCCATTAAATGCATTTAAAAACCTCTCTGGTACTGGAGGAAAAGAACCATCAGCGTTATATTTATAAATATCGCATACTTTTGAATAGTCTGTAGTCATTTTGAATAATATATATGTATATTATTAAATAGTATTTAATAATATATAATTTTTATAAATCTAAGACTTTTCTAATTAATAATGCGCAAATAACTAATAAAATTACTATTATAATAATATATATAGTTTTATCGGTATCGTAATATTTTGAACATATTCTACAATTTTGAATATGGTCTGAGATGTTTAAACAATGGTTTCCATGATGACCGATTTCATCATGTATAGGTGTTGCATTGTTAAAATTTTCTTGTATATGTTCTTGTTGAACATGTTGCGGAGGTGTTTGCTGAAACTGAGGAGGTGGTTGTTGAAACTGAGGAGGTGGTTGTTGAAACTGAGGAGGTGGTTGTTGAAATTGAGGAGGCGGTTGAAATTGAGGTCCATTATCATCTACATTATTAGGTTGATAACGTTCTAAAGACATTGTTGGACGAATACCTGTAGGAGGTTGATTACGAGATTTTTCAAGTGTTTTTAAAAACATATCAGGAGGAGGAGTATTTTCTGGATATCCATGGTTCATTTCATTTTCATTAGATTGAGCAGCATATTTTTCAATATTTTCGTGAAATCCCATATATTGCTCTTTTTCTTGTTCAGGATTAAAATCATCTAAATCCAATAAATCATCTATTCTGGTACGACTCATTTTATTTATATATACAAAAAAAACTATTATTATTAAAAAATGTTTTAAATTCTTTGTAAAATAGTTGTTATAATAAAATGAAAGGAAAACAAATTTTATATATTATCATAAGTATTTTAGCAATTGCATTGATAATTTATATATTATATTGCAACAGTAATCATTATATTTTTGAAAAATTTGATAAAAGTTGTAGTTTAAATCCGGAGGAAGACGTTATAATTGTTGATTCAGGAAATCCAGGTCCTACTCTTTTATTTTTAGGTGGTGTACACGGAGATGAAAAATCTGGTGTAGTCTATTTAAGAGATTTTGCTAACAAATTGCAAAATGGAACAATTACATTTGATACAGGTAAAATAATAGTTATCCATACTGCTAATAAATGTGGTTACGCTAATAATGATAGATATGTACCAGATATAAAATATAATGATATTAATAGAAACTTTCCACAAGAAGTTGGTTCTAAAAAGACCCGTGATCCAATCTCAAAAACCATTTTACCATATGTAGATCAAGCAGATATCGTATTCGATTTTCATGAAGGATATGATTATCATAAATTAAATAAACAAAGCATTGGATCTACATTAACAACAGTAGGATGTCAGATTACTAATAGAATGAGTAATTTTATAGTTGAACGTCTTAATAAAAATCTTAAAGATGAAATAAAACACTTTACAGTAATATCTAGTGATCCTAAATCACCTAAATATATACCCGATTTTGAAATAAGAGGAACTCTCGATTATTATTGTTTTATTCATGATAAGAATTATATATTAACAGAAATTACAGGTAAACTTAATGCTCAACCAATGAAAGATCGTTTGAATCAAATAGATATAATTATTGATTCAATCTTTTTATTTATGAATACATATAAAGATGATTCGGGAGTATTATTAAAAAATAAAAAGTCTCCTTTTGAAAAATGTCAAAAAATTAATTGAAAATCTTTATATAATAATAAACATGGGATCAATGGTAAGTATAGCGTTAATTATTAACGATAATAAAAGAGCAAGATTAGGGAGTGATAAGCATAAATGTATAACTATAAACTGGACATACCAAGATGAAACTAAAATATATAGATTACATAATCGTATAATAAATGTTGCAGAACAATTTAATGGTGAAGTTAAAGATTTTAAGAGGAATGATATAAAGAAAGAATGTATTTTATTAGTTAATTTTAATGATAAACGTGATTTCTACAAATTTAAGAAAGAGTTAAGAACTACTAATAGAAATTTTAAGATATTATAATATTTTTTAATAAAAAATATTATAAAATTATGGAATGGGGAAACCTAAAGAACCGCCTTGAATACGGATGATATTATGGTTAACAGCAGTTAAGATAAAATCGTATTCTTGATTAAAATCTGTAAGATTACGTGTACTTTGTACAACTGATGTATCTATATTCCATGTTTGAGGATTAGGTCTGATCAATCCGTAAAATGTAATAGAATCTTTAGATTGATATGTTAATGTTTCTGTACCAACAGTTAATGAACCGACAGTTAAGAAACCTGCAGTACTATCTACAACCATTTGAGTAGTTGTTGAAGCATCTAATGTTTCTGCAAGAAATGTTTTTAATTCTGTATTATTTTCAGCGCTAGATGCTGTAATTGCTTCTGGAGAAGCATTTGGAGCAATATTAACACTACTTAATTTACCGTAATTAGTAGATCCCATTGGGTCTAATGCGGCGATATCAAGACAGTATGAATACATATGGTAACCGGTGTGTTCAGGAATGGAAGGAGCCATGAAAAATGGTGCTACAAGGGAATAGAAATCAGAAGTCATGTTAGAAATTCTCTTAGTATTTTCATATGTAATAGATGTATTTCCAACAGGATCTGAACCATTGAATATAAGATTTTTACCAATAACTTTACCGGAAGTGGTTGTGTAATTAGACCATATAGTAGGAACAGATTTATTTCTAACTGCGAAAAAGAGTGCTTTCACTGCATGTGAGAGAAAAAGATCGTAACTAGTTTTAGGATTAATTTGGGGAGCGAATCCTGTAATACCGGATGTTTGAACTTGTTCAATTAAAATATCACGAGGGGCGCATGCCATTCTTTTACGTTCATCATTAGATACGAGAGCATAATTACCCCATACTTGAACGTTAGTGAGACGGGGTTCTACAGATAAGTTACCGAAATCACTTCCAACTTGAGCGGTTACAGCGTTTGCTTCCGCGGGAGGACGACCAATAGGTAAATAATATACTGTAATTAAATCGGACCATTCACGTAAATGGAATTTAATTTTCATTTGATTATAAGGTAATGCAGCAGTTGGAAGTGCTAAACCACTGTCTCTTGAGAAAAAGAATGGGAGTGGTACATTAATAGTGTATAATGGGTGAGAGGTTAATGGGGAAGTCAAACTAGCAACATTTCCGATCATATTATTATAACCTACTTTTTTACTTGCAGGTAAATAGAATTGATTCCAGAAATCTAAATGATAACTATCAAAACGTGCTGCGACTAAATCATTAAATGTTAATTCACATTCTTTGATTAAATTATGACCGACATTTGGAGTCCATACTACAGAGTATTCTTCAGCAGTGTTATTAGATATAGTTAATGCTGGTAATGTAACTCTTAACCATGAGTGTAAAAGATAATCACCGGATCGTGAAATTTCGGCAGTAAATGTATTACCGAAATTGGATGCACCTGCTGAACGATTTAATAAAGTTGGTACTAAAGTAAACCATGTAGATTTACGAGTTTCACGTACAAAGTATGCTGTGGCGTCATTACCACCATACATATGTTTTTCGAGTTCATCGTATGTGGCAAGATCAACAAATCCTGTTGTAATATTAGAAATGTTATTGCTCATTTTTAGTAATAGTAAATATTTTTTAAATAATAAATTTACAATTTAGAATTCATCATTTAAATAATTCTTTTCATATAAAAAAATGAATGATATTGATATATTATCAATTCATAATGAAATATTGACAAGTTTTAAAAATAATACAGATAATATCAATACATACAAATCATACTTGAAAAAAATAAATGACACTTTAAATATGGACAATATTTCATATAGAATATGTAATAAACTAAAAGAAAGTAAAACGACAATTGAAAGTAAAATTAATGATATAGAGAATAATACATCATATAATTTTTATATTATGGAATCTACAGAACTCTTAGAAAAATATAAGAAAATATTAGCAAAACCAGTTAAAGCATCGTTTATGGGTAAAACCAAAATTAATAATGAAGAAAAGCAGCAAATTATTAATAGTTATATAGAAATTGCAAATAAGTATAATTATAATTATAAAGTAACTCAAAATCGTAAAAAAGAGATTGTATGTGATAATTGCAATAATTCTGAAAATTTTGATATATTTGATAATAATTATATTTGTATTGAATGTGGTAATATTCTAAAACATTTAGTAACCCATTCTTCTTATAAAGATGTTGAACGTGTTAATATCACCGCTAAATATACATATGACAGAAAGATACATTTTAGGGATTGTCTTAATCAATTTCAAGGAAAACAGAATTCAACTATTAATCAGCAAATATACGATGATTTGATTGAACAGTTTGAATTAAATAGATTATTAATAGGAGATGCAAATACACCTAAATCAGAACGTTTTAAAAAGATCACAAAAGAACATATCTACATGTTTTTAAAAGATACAGGTCATTCCAAACATTACGAAGATGTTATATTAATCTATTATAATATAACCGGAAATAAACCTAATGATATTTCCCATTTAGAACCTAGACTTCTAGACGATTTTGACATATTAACGAATCTTTACGATAAAAAATATAAGAGAGATAAATCATTTGATAGAAAGAATTTTATAAATACTCAATACGTTCTCTTTCAACTCCTTAAAAGACATAAATATCCATGTAAGAAGAACGATTTTAATATATTAAAGACTATAGATCGTAAATCATTCCATGACGAAATCTGTAAAGATCTTTTTGAAGAATTGGGATGGAATTTTACTGCAATATTTTAACGTATTTATTTTTATTATTGAATAATAATAAAAATAATGAAAGCAGGAAATATTATTATGGTATTACTATTAATAGTAGTAGTATCAATGCTTGTAATACCGAGTTCACCTATGTGTATATTACCTAAAAAGCAACAACAGGTAGGATGTATGAGTGATGATGATTGTTCAGGAAATCAATATTGCGATCAATCAGATAATATGTGCAAATTATCAAACCAATTAACTGAAGATGAGGAGTTATTAAATGAAAGAAGAGCGGCTAACAATGCAGTTGCAGAAGCAGCAGCATCAGAAGATATAGAAAGATATACAGAACATTTAGATGCATCTTTAAATTATTGTACAAATGATTTATTATCCGCTGCAGGTCGGTACGACAGCGATGACATGGCAGATTTTTTATTAGACGGATATAATCAAGATTCGAGTGATAATGATATATTACATGTAACATTAATGAAAACTGAAACTGAAATGTTGAATATAATAGCTCAATTAATAAGAAAAATATCAAAAATATATAATAACAATAAAAATTATAACGGTGTTAGTAAAAGATTTACGAGATCATACAATAATCTGATTGACGTATTTTCCACATTTACTAAAATAAATAGTAGTGAAGTACAAGATATTGGAATAACATGTAATATTCAAAATTATGTAAATCGATCATCATTTGCAGGTCCGATATTTAGCATACTATTTGACGATATTGGAGACATCAGTTCTCAGGATCCGCAAATATGTTTTGAATCTGAACAAGATAGTATAGATATGGGCAAATCGTATATAGAGTTAATAAAAATGGTTTTCTATTCAATCGGTTTAGTTCATAAAATATTACAGGTTTATCAATTAGAAAATTTAGTATATGATCCTAATGGATTAAAAATTAAAACCAATATTCTAAATGAAATGTCAATGAAAGCCCCTATTGCGATGGGAACATATGCATTTGTAAGTGGTGTCGATAACGGCGAGATTTTGAGGAAACACCCCGTTATCGGTCAAGATCCATATGAAGTAGGAGGAGAATATATATTTCGAAATAGAAAGATTATTTTAACACCCGAAACGGAACCTAATTTAGAATGTGATATCAATCCAGAAAATATATATTCGTCTG